CGCTCATGCTCGTGCGGGTTGTAGCGCGCTTCGAACATCCGCTGCGGAGCAACACGCAGAGCGACACGCTGTTCGGCACCGCTCTGTGACTGCAAAACCTCGGTCAACCACGTCAGCGTTTCGATGATCGGTTGGGACCAGTTGGGCCGCACGCCCCAAACAGGAAGTTCGTGATCGAGCGCCATCAGTCGATTCCAAGTTCTTTGCGGATCGTCGCGCGATCCTGCCGAATATGGGTCAGCACCACTTCGCGGCCAGCCATGCCCGCAATTGCGCGCGCAATCTGCTCTTCACCGATAGCCAGAACCTGCGACACACCACCGCCGCCCTTTCCGCCGCCATTGTTGGCGTGCCTCGGGTCGCTGCGGGTTAGAACTTCCTCACCCCGTTCGAGGATCGCAGGAACTTCGTTCGACTTGAAACCAGCAAAACCCCCATTGTGATAACGGGTGGCGTTGCTGAAAACCGAAGCACTGACAGCGCGCCCGCGCCCGCCCTTCCCGCTGACAACACCGCCTCCGTGGAAGAGGCCACCGATAATACTCGAAAGGCCGCCGCCCGCGCCGCCTGCACCGCCAGCAGAACCACCGGACAGCGCGTTGAAGATAGCTTGTTGCGCGATCATCCGGGCGATTTGCAACAGGAAGTCCGCGGCAAATTGCAGGAAGGCTCGGGCGAACGAATTGAGGACGTTTTCGCCGTTGACGATCGACTGCGCGAACTGCTCCATCGCATTCGTTCCCCCGCCAGCGAGGTCTTGATTCAACGCCTGCCCGGTAGCCAGAAATTGAGTGCGAAGCTGCTCAGCCTGCGCGATCGTATTTTCCAGCCCCAGGATGATGTTGTCCACCGCGTCGGGGGTGAGACCCATGAGGGCGAGGTCTTCCGGTGAGCCTTTGATCGACCGCCAGAACTCCACAGCCTTGCGAGCGCCTTCGGCCAAACGGATTTCGACTTGGGCAAGTTGCTCTTGCAGGAGACCGGCCCGACCGCCTTGGCCTGAAACCTGCGCAGTGTTGATCTGTTCAAGCAGCAACCGTTGCTGATTCCGTAGATCGTCGAGACCGCGCTCAGCGCTATCTCGAACAGTCTGCAAGCCTTGCTGGCGGACTGAATCAAAGGTGTTTTCCAAATCTCTGATGATGACGCCAACCTCATCAGCGTTGACGCCGAGGAGTGCCATCTGTTGAGGATCGCCGCCAATTGCAGACCAGAAATCGATCCCCTTCTCGGTGGCCGCTTCGAGTTCACTTTCGATCGCCCCGATGGAATCCTGCAACGTGTTGAAGCCCGCGGAACCGGGCGACTGAAACCGCAGGCTGTCAACAAGAGCCTGCCGCCGTTCCATCAGATTGTTGATCTCCCGCTCGATCGCCTGCTGGTCAGCCTGAGCGAGCGCTTTGGCGTTGGCCGCGTCAAATTCGAGGCCGACCGTGCGGGCAATCTCCTGCTTTTGTTCTTCGCTCAAAGTGAGGCGACGTTTAGCATCCTTGGTCGCCTGCTCTTCGGCTGCCCGAATTGCCGCGGCGATCTTTTGGCGACGCTGTTCAAGGAGCAGCGAACGACCGATCAAGACGTTGGTGCGTGAAGTGAAATCGGCCTGAATTTCCCGATTGCGATTGGTGCGCTCGATTTCGAGATTGAAATCGGCCTGCAATTCGGCGAGGCTCTTCCCCCCACCACTACGGGGTTTGCGGTTACGCTTCTTCTGCTCTTCCTCGAACTTACGGTCGCTCTCCAACTTCTGCTGGCGAGCACTTTCGGTGTCGAGCGGATCGATAAGGTCGGACGTGCCGGTGTTGGTGGCCCGTTCAACAAGATCGATCGCACCGAGACCTTGACGATTCGCGGCCCTTTTCGCTGCTTCATCGCGCCCGAGTGCGTTGAGGGCGGCTGCTTCAACACTCAAGCCACGCAGCCGGTTGATGAGGAACGTGGCACCCACTGCCGCGTTGTCCATTTCACGGCGGAGACCGCCCATGGCATCGCTTGTCGAGAGGAAGTCGGCAAAATCCGACCAGGCGTTACCCATCGCCTTGGTCATCCGCGACCATGACGTTTCAGTTTCGCGCGCGCCCTGCTCAGCCTTGTCGAAGAAACGTGCAAAGGCCAGCGCCCGCGCGTCGCTCTCCTGCCCGCTTTCGAACATTGCCCTGATCTGCTCACGCTCAGACAGCGTGAGGAAGTTTATCTGATCGTCGAAGGCTGCTATCTCGTCATAGCCGCCACTGAAAGCCTTGGCGACATCGGCGGCGGCTTCCGTGAGGTCCTTGCCGGTAATGTCGGCGAGGTTCTGTGCGGCTTGCCCGAACTCGTCGATCAATTCAGGCCGGATTGATTCAGCAAGAAAGGTCTTTACCGCCTCTGTTGCGTCCTCAAAACTGGCCCCGTAGTCATCAAGTGCTTCGACGTTGGCGATCAGGGCTTCGGTGTTGTTTCGCGCCCCGTCAGCCGAGAGGCGCAGATTTGCATCGAAGTCGCGCTGCAATTTTGCAACTTCTGCGAGCCGTGACATCCCAATGATGACAGGCGTGATAGCAATCGCGACAAGGCCCAAACCCTTCGCATACTTGAGAATGAAATTGAGGAACTGCGGGAAGATTTGGACAATCTGACCTGCCTGCTGAGCAAACACCTGCATCGGCGGTTGCCCGCTGGCTAGACCCGAAACCACGTCGTTGATTTGGAACGAGAGGTTTTGCATCTCGAAGGGCCGCAGACCAAGAATGCCTTTGATCTCTGCCGAGCCGTTACGATTGACCGATTGCTGAGCCGCATCGACCCGCTTCAACTTGCCTTCGAGGCGCTCAAGTTCCGCCGCGAGCGTGCGGATGTTGATCTTGCCAGCGTTGTAGAGGTCGCGGGCTTCCTTCATCTCGGCGTTGATGCGATCCTGCGCGACGGCCAAAGGGCGAGCGCGGGCGAGCAAGCGCGCCGCAGCGGCGTCAAGTTGGTCGTTCGCCGCTGCGGCTTCTTTTGACGCTTGGGCCGATTTACGTTTGGCCTCAGCTTCCTCTTCGAAGGCCGCAATGATACCTGCCCGACGAGAAGCTGTATTATCAGGAGCGTCCGCTGAGGGGACCCCGAGTTGTTGATTGAAGGCAGCCTGCGCGCGCCGCTGTGCAACCTCCTCGCGGGCAGCCGCTGCTGCCGCGAGATTTGCTGCCTGTGCCGCTTCCTTCTGCGCGATCAGGGCACGCTCGGCCTCACGAGCGGCGGCTGCGGTTCGCAGACCCTCTCGCTCGCCCGCGTCGCCCATTTCGCCGATCGCGATCTGCGCGGCGGTGGCTGCATTCTGCAAGCCCTGAAATGCGTCGCCAGCCGCAATAACGTCGGCCCGCTGAGCAGTTAGTTTCGTTTCAAGACGACCGGCTTCGGCGACAAGTTCGCGGTAAGCCGCCTGGGCACCGGCCAGGCGTGCGCCCATTTCGGCGCTGCCGTCGTTCTTGAAGGCGATTGCGGCATTGGCAATTGCGTTCCGGGCGGCTTCGATCTGCGCCGTCAGAGAGGTGTAGCGCGCCTGATTCTCGGCGAGGGAGGTTTCCTGTGAAGCAAGAGAACGCTGCGACGCTGAGACCGATTGCTCGATCTTAGCCATCGCGCCATCGATCGCTGAGAATGCCCCTGCGAGATTTTGCAAAGAGCCGCCAGTGCGCTCACTCGAACTTGCAACGTCATCCTGCGCGCTTGTGAGTGCGCGAAGTGCGGCTGAAATGGAGTCGATGGCACGAGCGGCTTCATTGCGTGCCCGGATGACAAGCTGAACATCGCGCTTCGCCATCGACTCCTCACTTCCTCAAAAGGTCAATCAGTCCGCGAAAATATCCACCGCCCTCTTTGGACATGATGGAAGCCGCTGCGGCTTGGATCAGTGTTGCCTCGGTAGAGAGGCGTTGGTTCTCCCGCTCAGAGACCAGTTCGGCTTCCTGCCACACTAGCCAGAGGGGATATTCGTAGGCATCGGCGTGTCCTGCGGCGAGGAGGGCTGAGCACTTTTCGCGGAGTCCGTGGACGAACTCTGCTGCGGTGATCCGGGCTGCGCCAATGTGCTTTTCACGTTTGCTGACAGGCGCTCGATCAGCATTGCTAGGTTTCCCAAGCCACCAACCGTTTCGACGGTCAGAAGGGCGATCTTTTCGAGCGCGATCAGTTGCGCACCAAAGTCAAGCTGGCGTGCCTTGGAATTCGCCTCGTCATCAGGCTCACCCGCACCGCGGGCAATGATCTCAGCCACCAGTTCGGGAACCGTGACGGCCAGGTTGATGAGAAGGTCGGTCTCCTGCTCCCCCTTGCGGTAGGAATCGAAGATGTGCTCGACATGAGATCGGTGCCCAATGAAGAGCGCCATAATATCTCCGACGTTGAGGGGGCCGACGGTGAACTCACCGCCGACCACCTTGATCGTCTCTCTGTGAAGCACAATGCTCTTGAGGCTACCCATGTGTCCCTAGCCTTCCTGTCAGACCGTGTAAGGTTGACCGTTCGAGTAGATGGCTTCCCGATTGGCGGGCTTGATGACTTCCACCGAGAACGGGGTCGTCATCCAGTCGTCACCCTTGAGCGGGAGATCGCCATTCGGAGAAATACGAACGTGCGCCATCCGGTAATCGATATCATCGCCTTCGGCGTTGAAGGCGATGAACATCAACGCACCTTCGATCTGAGCATTGCCCGAGATCGTGCGGTCGTAGCTGATGGCGGCCAGGTCGTAGGTCAGTTCGACATCGGCACCATCGACCGCCACGAGCGAATTTTCGAGGAAGGTGATGATACCGCGCGGCGCGTCGAGCGTGTAATCGACATCAGCAACCAGCGGGGTCGCGCCGACGACCGCTCCCGTAATGGAGACCTGGTGGACGCCCATCGGCAGGGCGTCGCTTTCGCCAATCTGATAAGCGCGACCGCTCTTGATACCCACGATCGTTTCGCTCTCGCCGACTGCCGAAGCCTGGGTAACAGTGCCAGCGGAGCCGAGGAAGAACAGCGCGAGGTTTTCGAGGCTGATGTCATCGCAGGTGAACGTCCCGGCGAAGTCGGTTTGCAAATTGACCGACTTGTCCTTGATCTTCGTGCCGCGGTCCATCGAGTAGTGAGCCAGCGTTTCGCTGCTCACGTTGAGGTTAAACTCCGGCGTATTGCCGAGGTAGCGGAAGCCATCGGGGATCAGAGTCCCCGGCTTGAACGAAGCGAAGTGGATTTCACCCCGTCCGAGAGTCTGATTTTGTTTCGCCATTGGCTTGCTCCTTTGAAAGACGATTCACCATTAAGTTGAAATAACGCTAGAGGAAAGGGAAAAGTGGGTCCTCAAACGTCTTGAGCGTCACCCCGAGCCAAAAATAAGCCTTGGCTGAGACTTCATCGGCGGGGCGAACGACCCCTGGCCCGAAACTGAGTTCTTCAATCCGGTTGTGTTTACGACGCCCGCCGAAGCCGAGCGGGTTGGGAATGCGCCCGGAATCATCGCGTCGATTACGCTCAACAGCCAGTCGGTGCCTGATGTCGGCAAGGATGATGTAGGCCGGATCGGTCGGATCGTCCTTATCGTCCTGCACGAAGCCTTGAACGATAAGGTTCCAGTCGTAGGTTCCGGTGGTGGAATCGCGAGGCGGCTCAGCCAGTTCGTCGGCAGGGTCGGGCCGTTCAAGGATTGCGACCATCGGTAGGGGATCGTTGTCACCGAAGAACGCCCGACCCCGATAGACGCGCCGCATCTCAGCGCCGTCTGTATGAATGAACGTGCCGAGGTCGCTGGTATATCCGTTCGCCGGGGTGATCGAGGCGACCACTTCGGTCAGTGCGTCGAGCACGCGGCTCTTGAAGGGGACGTTTTCAGGCATCAGTTGAACCTATCCAGCAAGCGGAGAAACTCGGCTTTGAGAATATCGGAAGTTTCGGGTGCGATCTCTTCTGCGGTCGAAGCGAAGACCTGATCG